ATTCCTGCTACTGGTACAGTAACGGCTGCAGTTAATCCTGCTCCTATTCCTTGTAGTCTTCTACCTGCATTTGATATACGTTCAAAACCACTACTTGCTTCATTTAGTTGAGTTTGTGCTTGTTGTATACCATTCTGAAATTCTTGTACATCTAATCTAAGGTGTGCAACGATAGTCCCCAAATCTGTCCCTGCCATAATATTCACCTCCATTTATATTAAAAAGGCTACAAGGCTGTAATAGCCTCATAGCCTTATTCTTTACCTAATAATAAATCTAAACCTGGATTATTATATTTAGTTTCTTTTTTCTTTCTATCTTCCTCAAATATTGGCTCTTTTGTATGTCCATCTTTGTCTGGTTGCATCATACTATATAAATATGTACATGCTTCATCAAAACAATATCTTGTGTATGGGTCATCTTTACTTAACCCTATAACATCACTAGGTAGAGTATTAAAGGTCTTTGCTATTGATATAACATCTAATACCTTTCTACTCTTTACCAGTGGGCATTACTTTATTTACACCACCTGATGCTTGTTCAAATATCTTTTGTATTTGTTCAGTTGTTATTACATCTGCTATATCGTCAAATTTTGGTTCTACTAATGCCTCTTTTGCTATTACTTTCATCATATTCATAAGTTCTTTAAGTTTGTCAGGGTCATCTAGCATTTCCATTGTGTCACCACTGAATTCTCCATCTTTACTTACTTTTACATTATTAGATTTAAACATATCAGATACTATTTTTATAAGTGAATTTGGTAATTTTCCATTTACTAGCATGTCTGTTACTGATACAGATTTTATCATAACATCAAAACATTCATCATCTGTAAATCCAGGAATTGAGATTATTCTTGTTGCTTTCTTTCTAAAATTTTCTGCACTTATTACTTTACTCATTTTTAATATACCTCCTATTATTTATCAAGTTGAACTACTGGTTTAGTCTCATCCTCGACATCATCACTTTGATGAGGTGAGACATTAGCTGGGTAATGAATCTACCCATGCAATAGATTTTATAGGTAAGCTTGCTTTTGTATTTTCTCTAGCTTTTATTGAAAACTCAGGTGCATAGAATTCTGAACCTACTGTCATATCTGGGAATTTACCAAGACATTTATTTAATGTTATTTTGCAATAATTTTTTATTGAATCGCCTTCATAGTTAGCTACATATATCTCAGCCATGAAAGGTTTACCTTGATTTCCTTGAGCCATCATTGGAGTCTGTAAATCATTTTCTCCTGCACCTGTTCCTGTTGCTTTTACATATCCTGCAACTAATTGAGCAGCTTTTATATCGAATGTATTATCAGTGAATGTAAAGTCATATCCATATAATAAATCGTCTTCTCTTACTACTGCTAATATACTTGTTGCATTTCTTAATATTTCTTCTGCTCCTTCAGATATAACTGCGGCTAGTTTTGCTTCTTTAGCAGTTTTTATAGTAGTTTTTATTGCAGTTTCACCAGTTGCAGGTTTACCAGTTGAAGGGTCAAGCTCTGTTAAATCAACTCGTTCTATATTATATAAAATTTCCATATGTTAACCTCCTTAATTTGCATTTTTGATTCCGAATGTCTTCGGTGTTCTTATTTGTATACTAGATGAAAAGGCTTGATATCGTCTATCAAAGTATTCAGCTCCTCCACCGTACACTAATTCTGCTGATGTATTTTCAAGTTGTTTTATAATTAATTGTATTAATTCATCTACTCTTAATGGACTTCGTTTAGAATATATTTCAATAGTCCAACTATCCCAACCTGCGTTACTATTTGATACAGCAACTAAATCTATATTCTTCCTAAGAATACAACAATCTTTTTCGATAGTGCTTACATCAAATCCAACTGAGTAGGTTGGGATTATCTTATTCAGTTGTTCATGTAATGTACTTCTAATCATTATATCCTCCTATAATCTTAATCTTTTAGCAGCTTCTATGAATTCTGGCAATGTAGCATCTCTGGCATTTTTTAATATCGCATATTTTTCATTATTGCATAATTCCAAATATATCCCATACTCCATTTGATGAAATATTGATATAACTAACCCATTTTCATCTATATCAGAATTATATTTCAGTCTTTCTCTAGCAGCTCCTGTTCTATCTGTCCATGGTGCATTTTCTTGTGCATATTGTTGTATTTTCTGACCTGTTGCATTACCTAATACTTCTAATTGAGTTCTTAATCTATCAGTCATATTTTCTAGATGTTGCATAACTATTTGGTCATCTACTTCTACATTAACGTTCATATTTAACACCTCTTACTGAGACTTGATATAAAAGACCGACTTCTAATATATCAACAGGCATATCTAATATATATTTTTTATCATTGATTATGACGTAATCTCCAGGTTGAATTGAATAATTTGGATTTTCAAAATATGCAAAATATAGAGTTCCATTTATAGTATATTGATGAAATTGATTTTCTGTTTCTGCCTTTGAGCTAGAAGATTTTGAGTTATCAAGTACACCTTTTATCTTTGTTAGTAGTTGTGTCTCTTTGTACGTTTGAACTCCTATCTCTGTTGTATATACATCTCGATATACATCTAAATCAACTCCATACTTGTT